CTATTAAATGACGATACTCCAGTCGCCTGCTCGATATTCGCCTTCATAAGACTTGACCCATTCACTTCCAGTCCATTTATATTGAAGTCCACTAGTGGTGTTAGTCATATAGTGTACACCCTGTTCAGCACTACTGTCAAATGCTATTTGCCAATCTGTGCCATTATATTCGATAATGTCATTTGCACCTGCTACTAAACTACCCCACGCATCAGGCCCATCTGTATTGGTTGCATCGCCTATTGCATTTAGTACAAGATATCTTTGTCCTGTTACAGCAGTTGCCAACCCCGCACCAGGTGCACTGCGGAGAGGATTAATAATTTTATCAACAGCAGGTAAATTATTTGTTGGTATTGTATCGCTTTGTACCGTCCACAGTAGTTTGTAGGGATCACTGGGATGAAATGCAATAGTCCCTACAATTTCTGCTGCACCGCCTGTTTCTAAACGTATTTGACTAAGTCCACTTTGTAGTTCACCATACTGGTTTATAAGTGCTGCCCAACTTACATCATCCGTGCCTACTTTTGTTGGTGGGTCATTTAAAGGACTATAATCAACTTTATTCGTTGTAGTTTCATTACGATCTAGGATTTGAATAGTGTTACCCAGTACAATAATACCAAAGTTCATAGGTGTAAACTTCATACGTTCACCTAGTAATATTTGTCCGTCAATTACGCCTTCAGCAATACCACCATTATCATCGTAGATACTAGCAACAATTTTATTAATGACACCAAGTTTCTTAACTTTTGCAGGAGCAGTTAACCAAATAGGAACTGTAAACTGCAGTGTAGCAATATCAATTTGTTCATCAACACCTACAGGAACTGCTCTGCTACTCCATTGTGTTCCAGCAAGTTCTATATAACTTAAACTTGTCCAATCCAAATAGTTGTCTGTGCTCTGTATTTCAAGTGCAGGATTAAACAATACTAGGATTTGCTCCAGTAGTTGTAGTTTTTGGTTTGTATTACTAGTCCAAATATCTACACTCATTTGCAGTGTATAGGGTACAGGCATCATACGTTCAATAGTAAATGCATTGCCTTGTTGTGTAGTATAACTGTTTGTATTAGCATCAAATTTACGCATACGAATATGTTTTTTATCAACAAATGTAGGATCCTGTCTACGTTCGGCATTGTATTCTAATCCTGTTACATAGCAACTGATCATAGGTGCTGGCTGGATTTTATTCTCACTATTTTCACGGATAATACTACTAACCATTCTTGTAGCATCGCCATACTTTACAGGCACAGTAAGCAGTGTAGTATTGCCGTCACGATCCTTGCCATACTCAACTTGGAAGTTGCTAAATGCACGAATAAACTGCAGTAGAAAACGTCTTATTTGTTCATCGTAAAAAAATTGCTGAGCCATTAATCTTCTCTAGGTTTAAGTGCATCACTTAGTGACTGTCTGCTTGTTGCTGTTGTGTTATCATCTGCAGTAAACGTACTTGTGTTATTGATAAATCCGTCTCGTTGCGTATTGCCAGTGCCAGGTGTAAGAGCAGAACGTACATCATCTTCTACTTTTTGCCAACGTGATCCGCTGTAGCGGAAAAGTCTATTGGGTAAAAAATCTACTCGCAACACATAATCACCTTCCTGTGCATCACCTGGGAAACTTGTTCCCATACTAATAGGTTCACCATTAGGTGCAAGCCCATCGCCTACTAGATATCCACTGTAACTAACACTGTTCAGCGGTGTAATACGTCTCATATCAGCACTTGCATCTGTATTGTCTGCATTTACAACTGTATCATCGGCGTTTATTCCTTTGGATTCCAAAGGACGACCAGTGACTGGATCTGTAGGCACAATATAGTATTGACTTGTGTCGTAGCCACTTTCTGGAACTTCCGCTTCGGCTGCTTCTACAACTTTGTTTGTAATTTCTAGTTCTTTTTGGTATGTACTTAATAGATCTCTCAGTGTGCTTTCTGTTTGGTTGCCGTCTGCATCCTCTTGTATAATGTTGAGAATGTCATTGTATTCCTGACTGTCTACTAGTGGTGTACACTTAACACGCCATAAATGACTCCACCAAGTTGGTGAAAATCCTTCACTAGGACGACTACCTTCCTGTACAACATAGTAGCGTTTTAGGCTTAATTCTACACTTTCATCCAGTGCGCTAAAGTCTGTAAGGTGTGGTAATTCAATTACATCGCCACTCATTAGTTTACGACCTAGATTGTTTACCATATCATTTTCGTGAAATGTAATAAACAGCGTGTCATTTGCAAGGAATAGACCAAACTGCGATAAGTCAAAATCTGTATCACTTACATTGTAAATGCCACGCAAACTGTATACATCTTGATCGTAAATTCTATCTCTGTTCTCTAAAAATAGAAAATCCTGTATGCCAAGCGGATCTGGCTCTTGATAGTTAGGTTGACTAGGATCATTACCACCTTGGCTTGCTATACCAAGATATTTGTGTACATTGATACCTGTACCTCCAACTGTAAACATTTCTTTAATTCTTCTATCAAAGAATCTGTAATCGTTGGTGTGAGCACCGTCTTTCCATAATGATATTCTTGGCATACTTTTTCCTTTGTGCGTAGTATTTATCAGTAAGAAAAAGGTTGACACATACTCTAACTATGCTATATTAAGTAGTAAGTTGAAGTTAGGAGAGTTAAATGAGTAAGCCAATTAGCAATAGAGCGTTTAAAAGATTTGTAGCAGACATGACACCAGAGCAACAACAGGATGTTGTAAGTCGTCAATTGCGTGTTCTCCCGCGGATGATTATGGACGAGGTTGCTGGTCCTAACAAGCCAAAAGTTATTAAGTTTTTAGAGAGCCGCTTGCGTCAAGTGCGTTTGATGCAGAGCTCATTGTATGCTAACGGAAAGGTAGTGTAATGAACGAAACACTAAGAGATATTGAAGTGCTAACAGTAGTTAGAAATGCTGTTAATACAGGTGGTGACAAAGCAACTATTGTAAGTTTGTTGGATAAAGTTATCTTAAAAAAGAAAATCGAGGTAACTACATTTGAACATGAAATGGAAAAGGAGTTCGTAAAAGATGGCTTTAGCAACTCGTAAGCGCAAAAAAGCACCTCGTGCTAGACGTAAAACTACTGGCGCCGCCGCCGCTCCATTGGACAATTACAAACGTGCAAGGGACTTCTTTCACTTTGAAGTGGATAAGAAAGAATATTTGCCTATTATCAAAGCATATGTAAAAAAGAAGTATGACAAAGCAACACAATCTGCTATTTTTAAAAACAGTGATGGTGCAATTGCATACAGTCATGTTGCGGCATTTTGTCATTATATGAACAACGACAAAGCAGATTTAGTACCAGAGGACAGTGTAAATTGGATGCAGGGATTCTTTGTGGATCGTCTGGCGGAGAAAGGCAAAACTATTATTGCTGAAGTAAAAGCAGAAGAACGTGCAAAACCAAAAAATGTGTATGTACCCAGTATTCAGGAACGTATCAAAGAAGCAAGCGGAAACATCATTGCAGAGATTGAAGAAGTAGTGGATGACTTTATCAACGATCCAGCAAAGTTTGCGAAGTTTGATGCTGTAAAATTCTTTCGTAGCAAGCAGGTTAATCAAGCACATGCAAGACATATCCGTGCTTTCTATGAAGGCCCACTTGCAGAATACATAATGCTACAACAGCCTGCTCGTGAACAGGATGAAGATTTGCGTGAAGGTTATGCGCATCTTAGCAAAGCAGACATTAAGAAAGGTGTAGAACTTTTCAACAGTATCGTTGGTGCTTGTGATTTGATCACACAAGAAAGCAAAGCAACTCGTAAAACACGCACACCAAAGCCTAAGAGTGCTGACAAGTTAGTAGCAAAAATGAAGTATTGCAAAACCGACGAAAAGTATAAAGTAGCAAGCATTAACCCTGTAGACATTATTGATGCTACTGAAGTTTGGGTGTTTAATGTAAAGACACGCAAGATTGGCAAGTATGTTGCAGAGGAACACGCTACACTGCAAGTCAAAGGCACCACACTGCAATTCTTTAATGAAAAGCAAAGCGTTGCTAAAACACTTCGTAAACCTGAAGAGCAACTGCGTGAGTTTAACAAAAGCGGCAAAGTACAATTGCGTAAGTTCCTAGATAACATCAAAGGTGTTGAAACCAAGTTGAACGGACGCATCAACACTGATACTGTGATTCTCAAAGCGGTAAAGTAATAAATAGTGTATAGATAAGGATACACTATGGCAACACTAGCAAGTTTAAGAGCAGACACAGTAGATTACATCCGCTATCGCTTGGGCGATGGCATGGTGGATGTTGAACTTGATCCAGAACACTATGACAATAGTATTGACAAAGCAGTAAAGCGTTTTCGTCAGCGCAGTCAAAATGCATATGAGAGTTCTTATGTGTTTGTAAGTGTGGTTAAAGAACAACAGGAATACACACTGCCTGATGAAATCGAAGAAGTACGTCAAGTGTTTAGGCGCAGTGTTGGCAGTGGTTCTAGTGATACTGGTACACAGTTTGAACCTTTTGAGGCAGCATTCCAAAATACATACCTACTACAGAGTGGGCGTATAGGTGGCATGGCAACATATGAAATGTACTATCAGTATCAAGAGCTAAGTGCTAGATTGTTTGGTGGCTTTATTAACTTTGAATACAACCCTGTAACAAAAAAACTAACACTGCTTCGTAAATTTAGTGCAAGCGGTGAACAGGTTGTATTATGGACTTATAATCTACGTCCAGAAAGCAGACTACTCCAGGACAGACACGCAGGTCCTTGGATTCAAGATTATGCACTTGCTCTTGCAAAGTATACACTGGGCGAAGCAAGAGGAAAGTTTACAACTATTGCTGGACCACAAGGCGGAACAAGCCTAAATGGTGATGCACTTAAAGCAGAAGCACAAGTTGAACTGGATAAACTCGATGAAGAACTACGCAACTACGTTGATGGTTCTGACCCACTTTCATTTATTATTGGCTAATAAGAGGCTTACATGATTATAGGAATTTGCGGACTGATCGGTTCTGGTAAAGGAACTGTCGCTGACATATTGGTTGATCAAGGCTTTAAAAAAGTAAGTTTTGCTGACAAACTCAAAGACGGTGTAAGCACAATCTTTGGG